CCTCCACCCAATAATCCCCTTCACCTGGATTACGTGTGGCGGTCTGGACTAAACGCCTACCGTTGTGCCAGACCTCAATCGTCTTACCGCTACCGCCCAAGTCATGAACGAAGTGGTCGGGGGTGGTGCGAAAAACACGGTTCGTACCATCAAGTGGTCCCACCAAAGGAACACCGACGCGAACAAGCTGAATCCCAGACCCCGCAGAGAGGTCCTTGAGCGATAGAATACCGTCCCCAAGGAAGTCATCGTACCAGTGCTCGACACTGGTCTCCCCAAAGATGATCTGCCGCATGCGGCTGAGGAAGAAGACTTGCAGCTCCTCCTGAGTCGTAGAGGCCACAAGTGCGCCCAGGATGGCGGGTGATCCCTGCTGATCGTCAACGTCATCCGTCCTACGGATGGAGTTGTAGCGCTTGAGGGTGATCGCCATTACGGCACCTGCAAGATGTAATCGGCGAGCAAGTGATCGTTCGGCAAAGGAGCCGGGACCGCCAAAACGATCGTGTCGAAACCCGTCCCAAAGCCCCCTGATTCCATAACCATATAGTCGTCCAGCAACGCAAGACGACTGCCGTTAAAGTAGACCGAGATGTCTAGGAACGGCAGGTTATGTGCAAACTTCTCTAGTCCTGGGGTGTGGTAAGTGACATTGCTCCCGTTCTTGAGGCCCACCAAGTTCTGCCCAACACGATAGCGGTTCGCAGCTATGAATAGCTGCTGCGCAACCTGAAGGGATAGTTGATTGATGAGATACACACGGACAACCTTTTAGTTAGCGAGGGAAGGCCAACGTGAGTGTCGCGGAGAAAGCAACGTCCCCGCCGCTCCCTTGCACGTAGATCGTGCCTTGTGTTCCAAACAAACCCACCGATTGCTCTCCGACCAACGGCAAGATGGCCATCTGCGGGCCGCCGCTCTCCGAAGCCACAAGAAGCCTGTTGGTGGTGTCTTTGTTGACGAATCGGATGTCCTGCATGAGCGGCAGGTCGAGTTGCAGAGGACCCGCAGCAGGTGCCGTACCTGCGATCACCACATCCCCCACACCGTGATTTGCCGAACTCGGCAGTACGAGCGTTGCGGCACCGGGTGTCTGCTCCACACCCCCGATGACCGGCACGAACTTTAGCCAAAAGGCAGCGGTATCCGGGATAGCGTAGGTCGCCGGGTTGAAGACCATCCGCACCTTGTCCGTTACCGGCTGAGTCTCGATGACATTACGGTTTACCGCATCATCCAAGAAGCCGATGTTTGTTGAGGTCAAGATGGTCGCGAACACACCATCGAAGTTGGCTGCCCACTTGAGACGGTAACCGTCCACGCCGTAAACTTTAGGCGTATCGATGTCTACGATGTTGGGGCGTCTACGCCGAACTGAGAATAGGCGGTTCATGTTACCTCTTGCTTGACGTAGCGATCGTAGGTTTTGGCACTCTCAGACGCCGCAACTGCGGCGTCCTTGGCCCCGTGCTCACCCTTCACCTTGTCATAGGTAGACTGGTAAGCCGCATCCTTGGCTTCAGCCCAAGATGCAGCGGGTTTGCCTTGAAAATTGGGCTGTAGCTTGTTCGGACGAACGTGATCCCGCTCACGTTGAGCCATCACTGTGCGCCGCTTGGCCCGGTACGAGTTTTCCTTGGTGGCCTTGCTAACCCAACCCCCAGACTCTCCGTCCTTGAGGACGAAGCTTACGTCTGTGGGGTCGAACACAAGGCCCACCTGGCCCCCGCACTCCCCGGAGCACGTCAGAGTTGTCCCCGCTTTCACAGCATCATACTGCTGAAAAGTCAGGCGGCGTTCTTCGACCTTCTGACACTTGGCGCACTGTGTTCTGTACATTGGCATGGTATCTGATCCGATCTATTTTTTCTTACCCACGTCCCACTTCTTGATGTGGGACAGGACAGCCGCCACGTGCTTGCACACGCGGTTTACACCTGTTGGGTCACGGATCACTGGAACCGAAGCAGTACCCCGGGGTTTCCCGTCCAGGTAATCCTCGGTCTTCGAGTGGTGCTCAGGCCCAAGCCAACGCCACGCTGGACAGGAACACGACAAATCGAGGTCCATCTTCGAGAGCTTCGTGACGGTCTTGTCGCGGAAGCCCTTGACCTTCACAACCTTCGGACCGTTACCGCAATCCACCGAAAGGATCCACCGCAGGTTCTTGATGTCCGCCCGCTTGAGCGTCACTGAGCACCGATCAGCACGCTCTTTGAACTTAGGGTTGAGGCCCTCTACGATGGCCTCCAGGCGAAGCGCCGTCTTGATCCTTGTCTCGCCCGCAATGCGTAACGTCGGAGCATGCTCAGCCTCCCAGAGGCCTGCCACGAACTCAGCGGAAGCACTGTGAGTGTTCGGGATCCCGTCACGGTACGGGTACTTGGTCTTGGTCGAGCTGTCCCACTCACTGGTGGGCATGTAGCTGACGCCGTTTTCCTTCTTGGCGTTGTCCTCACGGGTGTCTACACGTTCCCGGTCGGTCAGAAGGTCATCGGGGTTGTCCGTCCGGTAGATGGACTCGTCCTCACCCTTGTCGGAATCCCGAGCCCCCTCCCCAGATGGCTTGTTGAAGGTAGCGGACCCAGGGATCCCTGGGTCTACCGGCAGCCCCTTGTTCGAGGGGCCCCCGCCAGGCAGACCTGACTCCGCAACTGTGCCACGACCTTCACCGTAAGCGGGCCTAGATACGAGAGGCTGCTGTAGTGCTGGTCCACGCACGTTTCAGACCTTCGGCTTCCAATCACGGGTGAAGTCGAGGCCAACCCCGCCCCCGTTCTCGAAGGCGTCGATCTGCTTGTGCCAATCCGCCGCGAACTTGAAAGCATCCTGCGGCTTCTTGAACTGCGGCGGACGGCGAGTTTGAAGCTTGTACTCCTTACCCCCAATGTCCGCCACCATCCCTAGCGAGTAGAGCGGGATCCCTGGACCCTCGAACTCTTGAACCAAGAAAGTGACCGTGGGGCTCTCCCACGTCCAAGCCTGGACAGGGCGACCTTTGAACATCTCCGCGTGACTGGAAAACCCCTTGATCTCTTTCCAGTTGGAACCGCTGGGGCTCGGACCAGCAGAGGCCTCTACCTTCCACGGATCCCCAGCCGCAGCCTTGAACTCGTCCTTGTGTTCCTCAGTCTGCTGCTTCCACTTCTTGGCATCCTCAGGGCTCATCTGCTTAGTAGGATCGGCAGGCTTGCCTTCCTCGAAACGCGAGAGCACTTCCTCGCTCGCGTACATCGAGAACGTGTTGTTGTACACATCCTCATCCGCGACCTCGGTCTCAAAACGCCTGTAGGCGTCCTTTGCTTTCTCCCCCTGCATGAACGACCTGTCATTCGGGAAGTACAACACAAGGTCACCACGCTTGAAGGGCTTGCCGTCAGTGTCCTTGCCAGGGAACTTGGCATGAATCCAACGCGGGTCCCCCGAGGCCGCTTCCTTGTCCGAAGACAGCTTGTACATAGCACGCAGCTTGTCGGGGTAGCGCTCCATCCGATCCATCGACCGCTTTGCACTCACAACGTCGTTTGGCTTCCCAACGACAACGGCATGCGTCGGACCGTTAAGCCGAATCTCTAGACCTCTAGGGGTTTGAAAGAGGTACAGATTCGCTGTCTCATACAGGATGTCTTCTTCTCTGGCGGAAGCTGCCTTAAAGTCATCCTTGTGTTCCTCAGTGTTCTGCTTCCACTTCTTGGCATCGTCTGGATCCATCTGCTTGGTCGGATCCGCAGGCTTGCCTTCCTCGAAGCGGGATTCCTTGGTGTCGTCAGCCACAGGCTCCGCCGCGTACTTAACGTCGTAGCGCTCAGCTTCGGGGATCGCCTTCTTCATCAAGCGAGCCAAGTGCTCCCAGTCATTTGCAACATCACCCATAGCGAACCGAAGCTCGTAGGCGCTCTTTTTCACCTTCTCCGCCACCGCGATGACATTGTTGGGCATACCCGTGAGGGGCCCAATACGAGCAATTCTGCCGGTCAAGGCATCATCAACGGCGGTTTGTGCCGCATCGTTGGTACCCCGACAAGCGTATAGATTCTCGGCCGCTTGATTCAGCGCTGCCATGAAGTCGTCCACCGCAACCCCGGACCCATGCTCACGGTTACGGATCTTGAGCGGTCCAAAACCCGCCGTCTTGAGGTCCACAGTGTCCCCCAAGATGCGCCGAAGCGTTGCGGCCAACAGCACTCGGCTGGGACGGTTCTCAGGATCACTCGTGTCCAACAGGCTGGCCGAGAGTTCACGGAGCACGCCCGCAATCTCAGTGGTTGCCGAAGCCTTCTTCACGCTCTGCCCCTCAAGACTCACGATGAGGCTAGACAGCTCGGAAGCATTGACGGTGCCTGTGGCTTCAATCGAAGCAGCCAGGTGCTCTAAACGCGCTACAGCCTCAGGAATCTTCATGACGGCACTCTCCGCTGCTTGTTTGACACTAAGCGTCTTTTTGATGGATGAGAACCACATCTCCATGGCTTCTTCCACCTGATCTACCCACTCAGCCTCGTCCATGTCCGGCACGGGCTTGAATCGATCCAACTTCCCCGAAAACCGAGTCGGGTTGCCTGCACGCATCCGTGCAAACTCGATCATGGCATCCGTGACGGCCTGTTCGAGGGCTTCCTTGGTCTCGTGCTGCAACTGCGGCAACACCACCGTACGGAAAGCCTCCAGAGCCTTCCCCATCAAAAGCCCGGTCACACTACGGGCTTCTTTGGAGCGACGCTGAACCCTACGAATCCGAACGTCCTCCAGAGCCCTCTCCAACTCCTCAACCTTTTCAGGCCGAAGGTCGTCCTTATGCTCTTCGTAGTCCATCTTGGCAGCCGCCATGGCCGCAGCGCTTAGCGCCTTGTCCATACGAAGCAGCGTGTCAGGGATCCCATGAATCAAGTGCGCCGCAACCTCAAAGAAGTGGTCCCGCTCCCCGGACTTCTCGATGAGCTTGACCGCTTCATCGACGTACTTCTTGAGTTGGGCACAACGCAACCGGGCATCCCCAAGTTCCTCCAGTAGGAAGATCGAGATCCCGGAAGCGGCGACCTTCTGGTTAGGTTTGCGTTGCAGACAAGGGTCTTCCACTGTGAGATCGCTCCGGGGTGACCAGGTTAGTCACGACAGCGATCTCACAAGAGAAAACCCAAAAACTGCTTAGCCTTGGAAGGCTTGCGGAAACTCGGCCACGAGCTGCTTCTTGAAGTCGTCCGACTCGATGGCGAAAACCGCCCGCAAGACATCCGGACGGTCCTCAAAATCGGCCTGCAAGCGGGCCAGCTTCTTCTTGGGGGATGCCGCAAAATCGTAGGACTCCGGGAAGTCAGGGCACATCGTGTGAGCGATCTTGCGCCGAATGTCAGCGGTCCCGTCCAAGTGCATCACCGGGGTCTCGGCAGCCGTCCTCGGGTGGACCTGAGGCTTGTCCTTGGGCCCGTTCGTGTTCTTGAAGGTGATGCCGTCTTCGGTCCGGGTCGAAGCCTCTGCCTTGCCCCCCGTGCCGCCACCCATGTCCGCAATCTCGACCCCGCCGCCGACCTTCTGGGTCAACTTCATGCCCTCAGCTTCTTTGACCGAGGCAGTCTTGATCGTCGCAACCTGTGTACCCTGACTGCTGATGTCCGTGTCCACGTAGCGGGACTTCAACGAGTCCTTCTTCGCTAGATAGACATCACGGTCCTCAGGGGCCATACGGGCCAACATCTGTTCTTCCGTGATGCCCTGCCCAGGATCGATCTGCACGTTGTTGGCCTGACGAAGGGCCTCACCAGCCGATTCCGCCGACAACGAGCTACGAGACTTTGCAGAAGTCTTGAAGGTGCGCCCAACAGTAACGCCTTCTTGTGATTCGGCAGCACCCTGACCGGCCGTCCGCACGTTAGGCTTACCACGGTTGGTGTCTCGCGTGGTTGCCGCATGGGTTGCCGAACTCATCACGGTGCGCTCATCCGCCTCAATGGTAGCCACGGCGGTCTTGGCTTGCCCTTGAGCGTCGGTCGGAGGACGCATCTTGATGTTGGCGGAAGCCGGGGCACCGTAAGATGCATTACCTTCCTCGTACTCATTAGCGGGCACAACCCAACCTGCGTTGGAAGCGCCACGGAACTGAGGAAACATGTACGAGGATCCACCGTAGTTCACGGTCGAACCATCAAACGCTACCTCGCTACCCTTCACCACTTTGACACCAAACGTGCCTAGCTCGAAGGTGCGTGTCGCGATGAAATTCTGGAACTCCCCCGACTTGAATCTGATTTGGTCCATTATGATCTCCATCTAGAGGGCAACACTACCCCCTTATGAAAAGACACAAATAGACTATGGATCAGGGACCTACAGTGTGGGTGCGCTAAGAAGCCGCCGTAGCCTCTCAGCCTGATCTGCATTGAGCGCCCCTAGCGCAACCAAGGTGTCCACGTCACCCCGTTCCCACGCAGACGTGATGAACCGAGCGTCCTCTGCTAATCGCTGAGCCTGCACAAGCCTGAATTGGGCGTGTTGCTTGATCAGATCGGCGAAGACGTTCAACTGCTCGGACATACCTGCGGCTCAAGATGAGAACGTTATGCGGGCCGGACGCCCAACCGTACGGGCTTAAAAGCACAAAGGCCAACCCGTTTCCGGATTGGCCTTTGGCCTTGGTTCTCTCTAGGCTTACGCCTAGTTAGCTTCAAACGCGGGTAATGACGACACGAGCCAACCCGCGAGGGTTGAACGCGCCAATGCCCAAATTTTCAAAGCAGGAGAAACCAATCGTACGAGCCTTCGGGTCGTCCGCCGACAGGACGGTGATCTCGGTGCGAACCGGGATACGACCGAACTGCTCGGGCTCGCAGCACACGTACGCGAAGCCAGCCGGAACGAGCCTGGACGTGATGATCTGAGCACCCCAAAGAACGGCCTGGAGGCCGGTCTTGAGCAGGGTGGCCTGACTCTCAATGTCCAAGATGTCGCGACCGAACTTGCGGATGTCCGCGTAGTCCACCGCGTTCATGTAGATGCGGGCAACACGAAGATCGTGACGCTCCACCTCTGCGAACGCATCGGCGAGAACCGCCGGGCTGATGGGGGCGACCACCGGAACGTCCGGGTTGGTCTGGCCGGGCAGCGTGTCGAAGCCCGAGACAGCGATGCTGTCAAGGATCGCGAACACACGCTCGTCCTCTGCCGCCTGGATCTGCGCCTTCGCCAGGTCCTGAGCACGCTCGATCAGATCGAAGCGACGCTCCTTGATCTGGGTGAGCGGGATCTCCGGGTTCGAGGCGATCTCGAACAAGGGGAAGATCACGCGGCGTGGCTTCTGGATTGCGAGAATGTTCTCGCCTTCCTCGCCCACGACGAACGCGGTCACGTCCGGATCCTTGTCGTAGATCGGCAACGCACCATCCGGGAGCTGCTCGACGAGGAAGGTCTTACGACCAACCGACGAGTAGTCACGGCGGAGACGCAGAGGTTGGATCATCGAAGCAGCTAGCTTCGCGCGGCCAGCAGCGGTCTTGATGTACTCGCTGATAACCTGTTGCTTGGTCTCGTTAGATACTTGGCCCATTTTCTTGGCTCCTTTCTTTCCTCAGACCCTAAGGTCCAAAACGAGGAGCGAAGAGTTGGCGTCTGGAGCAACCTTGACCACACCGACCAGCGTCACGAACTTGATGTCGTTCTGAGCTGGGACGTTGTACTCGTAGGCGTCCGCGAGAACGTTGGTGAGCAGGCCGTTGCACGAGGCATACAGCTTGTCGCCGACTGCGTAGGAGATCGGGTTACCCGCTGAACCGCCAAGCTGAATCTTGGTCTCGTAGAGCGTCGCCCCAACCGTGCTTCCGCTGCCGCACACGTACGGCCCACGACCGGACGCAACGCCCGGGGTGTTCTCGAAAGCGTTACCCAAGGCATCATTGATGAAGATGCCGAGGGGCAAGTAACCAACGGCATATGCGCCGCCGGGCTTGACCGGACCGCCGATGTAGTTGTTTCCAACGTCAGGGCGGGTAAACGCGATCGAGCTGCCCAGGATACCGACCCTGGTGATGCTCGCGAGCGTTGTGGATTTGGTCGTCGGCCCGGTGACTACAGGAGGGTTGGCTTGCGTGAACGCATCCGGCGTCAGTAGACCCACAGAATTGCGGGTCACGACGTGGAAGAGTTGCACTCTGCCGCTGGTCTCCCTGAAATCACCCGAGCTTTGACCGCCGATTGCGTAAGAAGTCATTTTGTGACTTGCTCCTAAACGGGGGTTGTTACTGGGTGCTTCACATTCGATCCGATCTAGGCATCAGGCCCCCGTAGGGGCACCGATGAGAAACCTTCACTTGAGGCCGAAAGCATCCCGAACGTCGGGAGCCGACTGCCACATGCTCGACAAGTCAGCAACGCTAGCGCCGCCACCTTGCGAACCGCCACCGAGCTTCGCAACACCAGCCGTCGGACGAGTCCCCACCGTGCGGGTGGAAGCCGTGCGAACGTTGGCTTGCTTCTGCTGGGTCTGCTGAACCTCTTGCTCGTCGTCCTGTGCGAACAACGTGCGGAGAGCCTCATCCTCGGGACCGAGGTCGTCCATACCGACATCCATCGGAGCCGTCTCCATCTGGATGTCCGACTCAGCCATCGGACCACAGCCATCCTGAGCCAGCATCTGATCGAGCGTCTGCTCATCACTCTGCTGCTGCATCGGCATTTGCTGTTGAGCCTGCTGAGCAGGAGCTTGCTGCTGCGGCATCTGACCCATAGCTTCTTGGATCATCTGCTGAATCTGAGCCTGCATCTGCTGTTGGCTCACCTGCTGGCCTTGAGCCTGCTGTTGCACCAACTGCTGCATCTGCTCCTGAGCCACCTTGAAGTTGCCGGACTGGATGCTCGCAACAACCTGCTTAACAAGAGCTGCGGTCTTCTCGACCGGCCAATTCTTGTTGGCCTTGTCGTTCTGGTCCTCAGACTTGGCCGCCTGCTTGGCCTGCGCCTGATCCTCAGCCTTGTCTTCCTTGGAGCCTTGGTCCTGCTGACCCTGCGCTTGCTTCGCTTGCGCCTTGTCCTCAGCCTTGTCCTCCTGAGAATCCTGGTCCTGGGCCTGCTTCTCCTGACCCTCGTCCTCGTCCTCGTCACCCTCATCCTGCTGCTCGCCAGCAAGACGCTTGTGGGTCTCGATCAACGCCTGGTCAGGCAGGAACATGAGAGAGAACGCCTGGTTCTCAATCGACTTCTCGCTGGCCGTCTTGGTGCCTGCCAGCATGAGCCGGGCAACCGCTACGCAGAGGTCCGCCTTCTTGAGAAGGACTTCCTTCGCAGTCTTCTCCGAGTGGTTGAAGGTGTCAGAGCGCATCTCGGGCATTCCGATCTCATTGCGCTTGACCTCATCACCGCTGTACTCGGACTCCCAGGTATTCGGCGTGTGTACGTCCTCAGCGAACGTGCTGGGATCGCCCGTCACGTACTTGTCGGCCGCCGGTTGAGGGTGGTCTTGATTCATGGTGTAAGGGTCCGCCGTCTTCAGGAGGGCAGCCTTCTTCACGATTTCTTCACGGTTCCAGGTTGTACGCTCTCGCATGGCAGGATCCTTTACTCGTAGGCTGTGGTTTTATAGAAAGATTCTACGACCGGCCCAAGGCATACAGACGACCCTTTTCAAGTAGTCTGGCTGACTCGCTGCCGGTTACCATCCGGCCTAGCACCTGACGACAAGCCGCCAGGTAGGTCTCCTCATCTTCATATGGGGCTGTCCCGCCCACACTAAGGACAGTCCTATAAACTCTTGTTTCACCGGCCATGGAAGTTTTTTGAGTCATCACGTCAAGAACGCGGGATACGGCCAACATGTCAGTCCCCGTGAAACCAGCGCTACGTACTTGCTTCCAACCGCCACTCTTGTGATGGATGAGGCCGAGAAGCACCTTCCTAGCCTGAGACTTTCCAACAAAAGAAATCACGAATTTCGCCACCCGACGCCATTCAGGTGATTTCATGGCCGACCGAATCAGCGATTCGTTCTGCTTGTTCGCGTCAACGACCTCTTTGACTTTGCCCGCCTCGCCCTGGCTCATCTCCTTGCGGACCTTCTCAACAGCTTGGTCACGCAGGGCTTTCGCCAGGTCATCCACGGTCTTCTGCATCGGATCAGCTTGCTCACCCGGCGGTTCCGAGCTGGTCGCAGGATCTTCAACAGGGGCTTGAGTCGGAGCTGGGGCCTGCTGGGAAAAGAGCATACGAGCGGCCTTGCTCATAGCGTTAGGATCCACGACAGGCGTCGGGACGGTGAAAGCGAGGTGCATCTTGCTCTCAACGCCCTTGAGGTCTTCCGCCGTAAGAATGTTACGGATCACTGCGCCCTTGAAAGCGGGGTTAGCGACCCAACTAGCCTCGATGAACTTGACCGAGTTCGGGTCGGTGTAATGACCGCAAAGCTCTGCAACCTTGCGCTTGGTCCCGAACTCGTCGAAAAACTCACTACCCTTGAAGAAGCGAATACAGGCGCAGAGCTGCGTCTCATCCTTAGCAACGTTGCCGCATTTCGTGCAGGTCGTGCTGGAGGTTGAGCACCCCATGCTCAGCGTACCGAGCTGACCGCTCTTGATCGCACGGATCAAGTCGGCATGCTTGATGTCATTCGCAATCAGAATGTCGATGTACACGGAGTCGCCAACATCCCGCGCTGCGGCATCGATGATGCGACCCTTGGACAACTCGGGAAGCTGGACGTGCTCCACGTAGGAGTACGCCCCAATGAACGTCTTGAACGAGGCCAACAGCAACTTGCGCTCAAACGCATCGTTGTTGTTGTTGATGTACCGGCTCGTGTCCGCCGTAACATAGTAGTCCGGGTACTGCCGATCGACCTCAAAGCCGTCCACGTAGTGCCGACCCAAAGGGGCCGAAGCGTTGTCCACGTTAACAGAAGCCACGATAGTCGCGTGGCTCAGCATGTACTTGGCAGGGTCGTACTCTTCGAGAATGACCTTAGCCGTACGCTTCTGAAAATCAGGAGCGGGGGACAGTGCTGTACGACGCAGGGCGTCCCACTCCGCAAACTTGATCCCCGGCTTTTGGATAGTCGCTTTGGCGTACTTCAAGAAGGCCATTTACCAACCCACCGGCTCGCCTTGAGGACCTAGAATCGCATCTGTCTTGATCAGGAACAGATCCTTAGGACAAGCGAACAGACGCACCCTTGCGCCCTTGTCCATCTTGTAGGTGGTCCGACGCATCGTGGTGCCGCACTTCGGACAACACGGCTTCTGACCCTGAACCTCAGCTTGCGTCACACGGTACTGCCGATTCTGGGCAACCCAGTAGGCAGCACTCTTGACCGCGTGTTGCTGGATCCGGAGATCCGCCAACCGTGAAGCGACCTGATAGAACTTGGCCACTTCACCCCGCAAGCTGTCATCCGCAACCCCTTGGGCAGCGAACCGATGCCACACCGCATCGTAAGCACCAACCTCACTCGCACCCCGGCTCCACGCCTTGGCCACTTCATTATAGAAGCCAGCGGGGAGTTCAGGTCCCTTCCAGAGAGGCCCGTTCACGGATGCCTGACGTGAACGAGCCTTTTGAATGTCGTAGCTATCGTAAGATTGATCGAACTCTGGAGGGAGCCACGCAGCAACCTGAGGGTTCACCCGAACGATTTCGTCGGGACTCATGCGCTCATTACCGTACGGCCATTGGACATCGACTTGCCCCAACCCTTTGTGGACCGCTGTTACGCGACCTACGAAAGGCGAGAGCGAAAAGCCCCCAGAACCAGGGGCGAACCGCTGAACGGTGTCACCCTGACTGAAGTCTTTGACGAGTTTCCAAAAGTCGATCACAGATGAGCCCTCTCAGGTCGGTCGCAGTTCAAGGAGCGAGCTTGCGACCATTCCCGGCCGAGCCGTTCTGGACACCCGAAGAGTCGTCGCTCTTGTAGGCAGCCATGTAGGGCTCATCCGCTTCGGTCTGAATCGGCTTCTGCGGATTCGAGAACGTGTCCATGTACTTCTCGTCCGAGTCACGCTGAATCACTTCAGCGGTCTTCTCCGTGCCCAGGACGATCGACGCCTGACGGATCGTCAGCGACTGCTCGCCGTAGGCGGCCTTCTCGAACTCGTCCGCGAGCTTGTCGAGTCCGTTCACGAACTCCTTGGCTGTCGCGAGAGGCATGCCCCACTGTTCGTGCTTCTCTTGCACGGTGGAGGCCATACGATCCAGGCGAGCCAGAAAGTGGTCCGCCTGAGCTTGCTTCAATTCAACAGTATCCTTTGGCATCGTCATCCTCGCAGTTGTAGACCGATCAATTTCATCTTCGGCAAACGCTGTAACCGTCAGCAACGTCTCGTCCTGGGGCTCACCCGCAAGGCGAGCCAACAAGTTGTTGTACAGAGTCGGGTGCAGCACCGAGGCATACCCCTCAGTGTCAATCGCGAGATCCAACGCAGCCCGAAGCTGCGTGTCTCTAACGATGCCCTCAATGTTCGTAGCAAGCACCGGGGTCTTCAACCACACACGTGCCGCTTTGAGGATTCGCGTGAAGTCCTTGTCGCCAAGGTCACGCGCCTGCGGTTGTTCCCAACCCACGTAGGACGACGGCCCTTGCCCTTTCGGGTAAGGTTCAACACCCCAATAGACGGCTTGCCGGTTCTGGCCCATCGCACATGCAACGGGATAAGTAGAAAAAGGGGTGGCCAGGTACCGAGCCGCTATCCGCTGGCTGGCCGTCCGGCTCATGAAGTCGTCCCAAAGGTGCGTTGCCGACTCTTTCAGGTCGGCGGGCTTCTTACGCTGGATGTCATACCGAGGGGGTCGCCTCGGTTCAACGGGCTCCAGCGCCCCCTCAGCAGCCAAACGCTCGGCAGCACCCAGCGGCGGCTCGACGTTCGGGTCCCCGCCAGCCTTGAGCGCCTCCGAATACTTGTCGTAAGCGTTTTTAGCCTCTTTCTCAGCCAAAACGCGACGCATCTGGTAGGCTCGGACCGCTTTTTTGTGCTTCGCTACGGCCTTGTCGTAGTAAGCGTTGTCCCCCTCATCCAGAAGCTCCTGAATGAGGGGTAGTTTATCCGGAACCAATGCCGCGATGTGCTTGAGCACCCGGGTCTGAAAGGTCAGCGCTGTGTCCTGCGTACTGACCCCCTCGGGGTACCTCTCGGCACGCTTACGTAGAAAATCAGAAGCCTTACTCAGACGTGCCGCAATGACATCCGGGGCCTGGTGCTCAGAAATGTGCTCTTTCGACTTGTGGTCCAAGAACCGCTGTCGGGCCTCTTGATAATCCCGAGCTTGGAAGTACCCGACCGCCACACGTTTCGCCGCCGGATCGTCTACGGCAGTCAAAAGCCTTGCCACAGCACCAGCAGCCAGAGGCTTAACCTGCTCCTGCTCAAGACTACGATAGAACAACGCCTCAGCTTCCTTAGAGGCTCGCTTTTGGCGGTCCATCATCGATTCGTCAGAACCGGACAACAAAAACCCGGACAAGCTATCCGCCAACTCCTTAGGTGCCCCCTCGCGCACAAGCCCTTGAGAAAGAGCGGCCTTCGCTGCAAGACTCATAGCAACCGTCCGAACGCGGTGCTTACGAACCGCAACGGCACGATCTTCCGGAGACAAAGACGCTAACGAAACCGTCGCACCCTCTTTGTCCTGCACCACCTTAGGGTCCGGCCCTGAATTTGGGTCTAAAGTGTAGAACTTAGCGGCGTTAGCACGGAACCCCTCTAGCTTACTCAAAGGTAGGGGCACAGCACTCGCTACATGGTAATCAGACACTAACGCATTGATCTCATCCGGATGTAAGGCTGGTTTATTTAGGAGTAGGGTTGCCGCCACATCACTCGGAAAAGTGTTGACGATCAAACGATGTGCCGCCTGAACCTCACTCCTAGAAACTGGGCGAGTCGGGACCCCAGCACCCCCTGCGAGGGAAACTGGTTTATCAGCGTCCCCCTCGTCCTCGTCAACACCCTCTTCGTCAACACTCTCTTCGTCCGCGTCCCCGTAGGCACCCACTGCAAGGGCCGGGTCAACAGGCCCCACTTTGGGAGCTTTGGGAGTCTTCTTAGCCTTGGGAGCCTCAGCCTTGGGAGCCTCAGCCTTGGGAGCCTCAGCCTTGGGGGCCTCAGCCTTGGGGGCCTCAGCCTTGGGAGCCTCAGCCTTGGGAGCCTCAGCCTTGGGAGCCTCAGCCTTGGGAGCCTCAGGGGCTACTTCCGGAGCCTTCTTAGGGGCTTTGGTCTTGGGGGCCTTCAACAGGAGTACCCGTTGCAAGTCCCCTAGCGTCTTGATCCCCTTAGGAGGTGTCCGCCCACGCAGAAACTGGGCAACAGGTTTCTCCGGATCACCCTTGACCCACCCAAACATGTCAGACTTCGGGTTCGTGAAGTCCTTGAGGATGGCCGCGAACTCAGCGTCCGACTTGGCCATCTCACGCAAAGACGCCTGCGCTTTCGCATCAGTTTCCGCTGAGGGCTTCTCCCCCTTCGAGGCGGCTGGCTTTTCGCCCTCGCCCTTAGCTTCCTCTGCTGGAGCAGACCCCTTCCCCTCGTCTTCCTCAGCCTCAACGACCTCGTAGTCCCCCGGACTCTTTTTCAGGGCATCTTGACCGATCCAGCCTACCCAGCCGGTTTCCTTCTTACGAACCCTGACCTTCTTAGCCGCCGGACTCTTAGCTTTGGCCCAACGCTCAAGTACCCGATGGGCCACAGAGCCACCGATGGTCTTGTAGTTCTTTGAGAGATCCTTGTCAGTCATATCCAGATCAGGGTCGTCCTCCACGTCCATACGCTCACGACGCTTGTCGTGACGTGGGGGCTTGACCTTCGGGGCGGGACGAACAAGGCGCTCCGCCTCGTCGGTTTCCCGCTCCACGTGATCTTTGGTGCCAACGCGATCCATCCGTAGGAACGGATACATCGAAAGACTAGAAGCGGCCTTCCTCGGGCTCAGCCGGGGGTTCGACTGCTTCCAGCTTGAGGGACTTCGTGATGCGACTCGCTACATCGGTCTCATCCACGATCTTCTGGGCAACCGAGTTGTAGATCCCTCGCAAAACCTCGTTGAACAGGGCGTCATTGACCGTGAAGAGGTCGCGCTCCAGCTTGATCCGGGTGTCGTCCGGGTCAATGTTGAACATCTCCAGGATGATCGAAATATCGATCGAGCCCTTGTTGTAGAGGTTAAACAGAGCGTCGTAGGTGTCCTGCGAGTCCCGCAACGGAAGGCGGGTGAAGGACAGCCGGGGGTACAGCACAACCTCACCACCCCAAGCGTTCTTCTCCACAAAGCCCTTGCGACGTGCCACCGGCTTGAAAAGGTTCTGCTCGACGTACTCCTGCACCATCTCCCGAAGGAACAGGTACCGGGTGTTGATGACCTCAAGCTTAAGGCGATCCCCTGAGTACAGTGCCTCGCCTGAAAGCAAGCTCTCTGTTACGCCAAGACCCGCATAAAGCAACTTGTCCGTAGTTTCGTACTCACTGGACAAGTCCAACAAGCGGTCCCGAGAGCCCATTTCCTCCCAGTGAATTTCGTAGTTGGTGACGATAGAGTAGTCGGGATCAACCAACGCCAAATCGACCTGCTCGCGCAGATCCATCACGTCAATCTCAGAGATCCGGTCACCCCAAACAATACGCTTGGGGGTCATGGCACGAGACGCAATCTGCGTCTGCGCTTGGCGGAGCTTCTCCCGGTACATCAACGTCCGAAGCACACGGTCCAGGATGGACTGCCCCAGGTCTTCACCGGCCCCGCGACGGCCCGCCATGTAATAGCAGAACGAACCCTCATCGGGATCCAGACCAAGAGGGATCAGCTTGCCCTGCTCAATGTGGTTCCGAACTTCCTCCGGGATCTCCTTTACCATCTCCTCGGAAAACGGGTCACCGGCCTTGGCCTGCTCAATCAGAGCGCGATCCCGGTCAGCCGGAATCAGCTCAATTCGCATCTTGTCGGTGAACGAATAGGTCGTAACCTTGACCTGATCGATCGGCAAAATGATGAGGCGATCCCACCCAGCGTAATGCTTCTGGTAGTAGGCCAGTTCTTCCTGATCTCGATCAGGACGCTCCACCAGGCCAACCTCAGGTTCTTCCTTGGTTTCGCCGTCTTCTGTAAGAACAGACTTGACCCCAAGAGTCTGAGTATCGTAACCGAGTTCCCCGGGAACATCGACCGTGGAGTCCTCAGCGAACACGAACACGCCACCATCCAACCAGTAGTGGTGGACCATCGTAACAAGCCGTTGAAATAGCTTGATTCGATCGCACATCTGGGTGAAGAACCACAGGATGTAACTCGCGTAGTCGTGCTGATCCTTGAAGCCCTCCGGGAACGTCGCGGGCTTCGGAGTTCCTAGCCTTACCTTTGAGAGCGGCAGCTCCGTGTGCAGGTCGATGGATTGACCGACAATCGGATCCGTATTGTAGAAGTGGCGGTAAATCTCGCGCTTCTCACGAAGCGACTGGGGCAGCTCCAAGAAGTCCGTGGAGAGCTGCGGTGAGAAGAAAGCGCCCTGCGTAGCCAACGAAGTGTTGAAGCTGCCGTCAGCCGTCTTCTGAATGCGGCGGGCTTCCTTTTCCTTAGCCGTGAGCGAACTGATGGGCCCCTTGGAGACATAGGGACGAGTACCCCGCGAATCCGGAACGGATATCGTGGCAGCTCGCGTTCTGACGTTCGTAAAGGTCTTGGCCATCAGTCTTCACTCGGGGAACTGTCCGTAGACGGTTCGCTTGTTGGGTCCTCGGCCTCAGCAGGATCCGAGGGTTCTGCCCCATACATGGAAATCAAATCGTCTATCGGCGCTGCGTCTTCCTTGGGCTTTGGGGCCTTTTTGCGCTCGGGGGTGGCAGCAACCTCAGCAACCGGCGTCAAACGCCGAAGCACTTTGGATGCCGACACCGTGCGGGTGACACCCTGGTTGGCCATCCCCGCAAAGCGCATCCAAGCATTTGCATAGGTGATGTAGACGGTCGTGTTGTCATCCGGGGGCTCGCGTCGAACACGGTGGTACAACCCCTGGGCCAACCCCTGGACCCGTGCCAACTTGGCCTGCAAGTCTTGATGGATCGTCCCGATCTCCGCGACGATCTCATCGGGGGTCATCTGCATGGGGGCGCGATTCATCACAAACTGGCCTGAATCCCCAGGTAGAACTGGTTAACGGGCGACGGAACCTGAATCGTGAACCCTGTGAAGAAGGCCGGAGCATTCGGGTTGCCTGAAAGGGTCAATTCGTCTTCCTTGGTCCAAAGACCCCTGAGCGAGAAAAACAGAGGGTCTTTAGGCGCATACACCAAGGGAACGAGAGGCCCCCCAAGCCGCGAAGCGTAGGTGTACCGCTCATACGATGACGTGGAGATCACCGCGTTGCCCGCCATCATGACCACAGATTGCGGATACACGAGTTGTGAACGGGTCGAACTGACGAACTGATCCGCCGACTCATCCGATCCCCAAAGCAGAAAACCACCGTAGAGGCCCTGGGAGTACGACACCACCGGATCCGCCAGGGTCGAGTCAACCCACTGCACACCCTGACCCCCAGGCCAACCCCCTTGAACCATGGCGGCGTCTACCGTCACCACGTGCGTGTCGCCCTTGGAGAACAACACGCAATCCCGACCTCGAACGATGTCGAGACCACGGAAGTCTATCTCAAAGGAGCCTGGTGGGGGTGGGAACGGCATAGTTCAAATCGCGGTCTGGACCATGAGGTACTGGTTGTTCGAGGCATCGGGAGCTTGAATGATGGCCCCCACGAGAAAGCCGTTAGGGGCTCTCGGGTCGCCCGAGATGGACCATTCATCCTGAGGGGTAAACAACCCTCTGAGCGAGAACCGAAGCCGGGTGCCGACCGTGTAGACATTGGGCACGAGAGGGGGCACCAAACGAGACTGCAACGTGTACTTCTCGTAGGCGATAGTCGAGATGAGCCACGTTCCAGTACACACCACCCCAAACTGGTACTTGGGTTGGTTACCTGTGTAGGACACGTATTGATCAGCGGACTCATTGGAGCCCCAGAGCAGAAAACCGCCGTACGTCCCATCCGAGAACGTAACCATGAAGTTGTCGTCGGGTGTGGGGGACCACGTGACAGCCTGACCCCCAGGCCACCCCGCCTGAGCCATCGCAGCATCAACCATGACCGGGAAGGACAGGTCCTTCACGAGCACAATCACGTCTCTGTTCCGTGCGATTTCCATTAAGCAGCTCTCTTGGTGGCCTGCTTACGCTGCCAGGTACGGATGCGGTGACAGTTAGCACAGACCAATTCGCATTTAGCTAACTCAATTAGGACGTGTTCCCAAGCCCTGGAACGCATTTGAGCAATGGAAGCAACTTTGGTCCCACGAACATGATCAAAGTCCATAGCGTCAGGCGGGAAACGTCCCCCGCAGTCACAACACGCACCACCCTTTAGGGCATCAATCTTCGCGTAGTACCTTTGCCTATGAGGGTGGGGGACAGCGCCATGCTCTTTGTGCCTAACCTCAGGGTTAGCCCGACGTGCCCTAACACGCTCACGTTCGCACAGTAAGCAATGAGCACCCACACCGTTAGAAGTCACGGTACTTCGTACGAATTCACTGTGCGCCTTAGACGAACCGCACCTGGAGCAAACTTTCACCATTTTAGATACTCACCTGAATGGTCAGAAAGTTGTTCCGTTCTACGGTTGGCCGCATTGCCACGAATCCAATGAAGTAACTGTTAGGGGCCCGGGGATCTCCAGATAACGTCCACTCGTCTTCGCGGGTGAATAACCCACGCAACGAAAACACGAGCCGATCACTAGCTGTGTACACTAGCGGTACCAAGGGTCCAGGACCAACCCGCGACGCATATGTGTACTTCTCGTAGCCCGAAGTCGCGATGAGCCACCCGCCCGCCCCCAAGACCACGTAGCGGTACGTCGGTTGGTTCCGAGTCGAGCTAACGAACTGATCAGCGGATTCGTCTGAGCCCCAGAGCGCAAAGCCACCGTACAGGCCATCGGAAACCGTGGCCAGCATCTGGTCACCCACAGGCGGTGCCCACTGAAAACCCTGGCCACCTTGCCACCCCTGGACCGCAACCGTCTCTGGAACGTCAACGGTAAACGTTGCGCCCTTAGAAAAGACGATCAGGTCGCGTGAGCGAAAGAGTTCTGCTGCCATGTCAGATCAATTGGTCCGAAGATTTCTGGCGTCCGGGCATCTGACCCCAAGACGTGATCACATCCTTGAGAAGCTTGAACTGTGGGAGATCCCCATCAACGAACTTCGCCCAGGAACCACCACACTTCCGAAACACCACACGAATAGCCAAGTAGTCCTTACGATCAATCACCATGTCCTCAGACACCATGTGCTGAATCATCTGGCGGATGACCTTGTTCGCAAAGACCAACGGTGGGGTTGTTTCTTCCATCTACGCTAGAGCCAACTTCCAAGAGGATTACCTAGGGGCCCGCAGCGCAGACCGCTGCCGAAGACCGATGTTCTTGCTCACGGTACGGTCCGAGAAACCGCCGTGGCTTCGAGCACGCATCATCTGGTACCGTCCTGCACTCATCGCCGAACCTGCATGAACGGGCATCCCGGTCGAGTTCCCGTACACGTGCTTTTCGTTACGCATACGCTCAGCGGTGAGCCAAATTGCGCGAACCAGGGCGTCACTCAAGTCGTCGTGATGCCCCGCTGTCTGGGGGGCCTGTACCACCACGATGTTCTTGGACATCTGTTGGGCTTGAAGCTGGAGCAGCTCCTCGATAAGCAACGAGTGCTTCGCCCCTGTGCCCCTCGGGAAGTCGTACAACCGAAGTCCCTTGTCGAACATCATCATCTTAGTGTTCTGGTAGATGCGTGAGGCCAAGTCCCGCTGGAAGTATTCGCTCTTGAACTGAGTCAGACCCTTCTTGAGCAACGCTTGCTCCAAGGGAATACCGTTCCAACGGTCAAAGATGCCCTCAGTGATGAAGAAGCGCTTGCTGAGCTTGTGAATCCAGTTGCCGATTTCCTCGAAATCTAGGCGATCTACCGTGGCCAGGCCTTTACAGTAGTCGGTCGAGTAGTTGCTACCCAAGTGGGGGTTAGACTCGCGCCAATCCACGCCCGCTTGCCAATACTCGTGGTACGCCAACACCACCTTGCCGTTGATGTCGCAAGTGATCGCAATCGCGGTGCCGTCACCCACTAGACCGATATCGATCCCCATCTGGTACGGGTACCGGGGGATGCCCATGATTTGTGGGCGCAGATCAGGTTCGAGGCACTCCGCCAGATCGGACTCGCGCTCAATCCAACCCCTGACACGATCACTGAACTGTGCGCCGTGCTCCGTGAGGAACACCGCCGGATCCGAATGGTACTTCTGGACGTAGTAGGACGAGGGCAGTGTGGGGTTCACTTCCCAGGTCGGGGCTTGAATCGCGAGAATGTTCTCCGACCCTGGGGCACGGCTCATCGCCTTGTAGTAAAGGTCGTAGAACTGTCCGTGCTTGTTCAGCGGGGACGAGATCGTAATGATCCGCGACTCAACCGGATACGTCGTACCATCCGGCTTCCGGATGGGCATGAGCTGCCCCTTCTCGTCCAAAGCTTTGGGCGAGAAGGCAGCGGTAGACGGCGTAACGGCGTCGTAGATGTCCTTGGCGCTCGACTGCCCCTTGTCCTGGTAGTGCGCCATCTCGTCCATGATGACGACGACGTTACCGGAACCACGAAGGCCCTTTGCGATGCACGACTTGAACGTGACACGCAACGTAGCCTTACCGTTAAACGAGACGAACTTACCGTTCTGGTGACGAGCTGAGGGACCGAACTTCTGAATGTCGTAGGGGGTTCGGAACTGGATGTGACTGAGCGTGTTGTTCGCGACGTAAGGCCTGAAGTATTCACACTTCGCCAAGTGCGTCGTGACCTCGTTGAACAGGATACCCGCCTGATCCTTGTCCGTAGCGACCGAGATGATCTGGATACGGTTACCATTAGGTAGACCGTAGTATTCCTGCGGATTGCCTAAGTTCAGGAGACGGTAGACCTCGTAGCTCGCGAAGATGCCGCTGAGAGTTGTCTTGCCCGCACGGCGACCGATGGCCAGCACAAGCTCACGACGTTCGTGGTCCTGCTCTCCAATGTTGCAGCGGCCGTCCTCGTAGAGGTATTTGAGGTACTCCTTCTCGGTGAAGTAATGCACGATCTTGGTCCCGAGCATGTCGCGGACCTCAATCGTCTTCTCCTTCTCTTCGAGCGGGAGGTGGTAGTACAGCTTGACGATGAAGCGCTGTGCCGGGAACAGCTTCATCCCCAGTCCCCAGGACTGCTCGATGTACTCCAAAATGTTGAAGATGCGGGGCCTAAAGGGACGAACCTCGTCCACGATAAGCTCAGCACTCGGGTCAAGCTCTATTGCTGCCTCATGCTCTAAGGCTTGTTGCTTCTGCTCCGCAGCGAGCTTAGCCCGAGCGCCCGCGTCCCGAATGAGACTCGCGATTCCTTCCCCAGGCGGTCTTTTCTTAGGGGGCACACATCACCGAACCAAGTCCGCAGCCTTGTCCTCCCAGCCGTCCATTTCAGTGGAAAGCCGGTTGAAGAACAGGTCGAGCTGCTCGGGGTTGAGGGTGTGCTCGGCCACGCTACGGATGGTCTCGATCCACAGCTTGAAGACCCGCTGAAACTTCTCACTGTGAACATCGATCTGGTCGAAACCGATCTTCCGCATCTCCATCTCGATGTCAGCGATCTTCTTGAGAGCATCGATACGACGCCCACTGACCTGAGAGATGTCCTTGCCCATCTTCTCGTTCTCGATACGCTGGTAAACCAGAGCTGCCGCCTCACGGGCAACCTCCGCCTTCAAGGTACCGAGTAGCGCCACAGGATCTCGGCCCGCTGCACTGCGAACCACAGGGTCGTTGGCGATGAAGAGTTCGCGTTCTTCTGCCGTGGCTTCATAACGCTCCAAATCCTCAGCCGTCGCCTTATGGAAACGGCTGCCAGCCTGACGAGTACGACCACCGGCTGCCCGGCCACCTGCGGGTGCCACAGTCTTGGTAGGAAGAAAATGCACCTGATGCGTCGGCTGTGGTTGAGGGACAGCCGGAACGACCTCTGGAGAATCCCCCAGTAGGTCGCCCAACAGATCATCCCTATCAAGTGCTTTGTTTGCCATGGTTACTTCTTCCCGACAGCTTTGGTGCCGCCCCCACCGTCTGTCTCTACGAGGTACTGGCTGAGCCCGCTGACAGTGGCGTAGCCCTTGTCCTTAGGGATCTGCTGGTTGATCGCCTTCTCCATACCCTCGTAGTCGTCACTCGACCCCGGCCAACCTTTGAGGGCGTAGTCAAGCACGTTCATGTTCTTCGGCTTCGGTTGGAACACATCCTCGGGCCGAAGATCCCTACGGTTAGGGGCCTGGCCCTCAGGCTGTTCAGTCGTCACGTAGTCCTTGAGCGTCTCCTTAGAGATGCCCTTCGGTTTATTGATGGGCTTCACAAGGTCACGCACCTCTTTGCGTGCCCCAGCCGGTTGGCCTGCCCGTTGAAAACGAGCGGCCACCCGCAGCACCATCGCTGTTCGTGCGTAGGTCAAAGACGAACCTTTCCCGTGCCGAACTGGATGGCCACGGACTCAGGAGCGGAAGCTTCTTTGACCTCCACCGCCATCTCATGCTGCATCTCGAACTCCGCCAACGTATTGGCTGAGTGCATGATCGTGTGGGGTTCAGTCTCGGTCGAACTACCCGAAGCGAGGATCTCGCGCTGCTGCGCCAGCTTGTCCACGTACGGGGGCTCCACCACCAACTGCTTGTTGATCTGCGAACAAAAACCCGTACGGATTTGATGCACGCAGCTCCCGCACTTGGAACCTTCCTTGAGGTACCCGACAACGCGAGACCCGTGCAACCTGGAAGCTTCCTTGCAGCCCTTGCCGTAGTCATCGTAGACGCTCGGATCTACGTAGTAGATGCCTTGAAGGCCCTGCTCCGCCAACACTGGCCGAAGCTCATCCTTGGCCGCCACGAGATCAGCCGTCGCAAAACGACTCTTGAGGGCAGTCAACAAGTCTTGCCCGTACAGCCCTTCATTCAGGTACCTAGAGGCCTGCTTCACGATGGCACGGCGATCCAAACCGCTCGTGGTGTGCTCCACCGTCTGCCCGTGGAAGCCCTGCATGAAGCCCATCCGAACGGGCGCTACTTGCGGGAGGTACGAAGATCGGGTTGCCGCATGGATCGCCTTGAGCGCCTTGGCAGGGTTGTCACCCCAGGTCGAAGCCGTCTTGACATCCCACGGTTGCAGACGACCCGCTGTGCTGTGCTCCAGCAGTACCGCTTCGACGGTCGCGGAGGTCACAACCTCGGAAGCACTCTTGACGAGCGCCTTCCCGTACATCATGCAGCGAGCTGCCTTGTTGTAGATACACGAGCCGCACTTCTCACCAGCAACAATCGCCCGAACACTCGGGTTGTGCTTGGCCAGGAAGTCCGCCCCTACGCGGCAGTCGTCGAAGCTAGCTTGCTTCGTATAGACCACCCCGTAGAGCCCCGACTCATTGAGCAACTTGCCCCAATGAGGGTGCGTACGCTTCAACAGGCTCTCATCAAAGGCCAACTTGAGACTCTGAGCCAGCTCCCCGTGGGCCAAACCCTTGACCATCTCGCGGTGCAGGAAAGCCACCACCGGACGGGCTTCCAATTCCGTTTGGTCTGCCGCCTGCTTCTTGCGGACCAACGACGAAGCCTCAAGCAACTGCCCCTGAGCAACTCCAGGTGCCACCGCCGCGAGCTTCGGGATCTTACCCTCACCCTGACCTTCGTAGACCCCACGGACCGCCGTAGAGCGGGGAGCAAGGAAGGCCTGACGGATTCGCTCTTTGGGGTCCGAGACTGCTGCTTGAATGGCCCGACCACGCGCCGCTTGAGCTGTCTCAACGGACTCAGCCAGATGATCCGTGTACGGAACCTGGACCTTGATTTCCTTCTGAAACTGCCCACAGGTTGAGCCACCCGCCACCGTAGGCTTCGAGTGACAGCAACCCTCGCAGGCCTCCTTGGCCACCACGTACTTGGCTCCAGAAGCGTACTTACGGACAAACGCCACGGAAGACCCACCCCGATCACAGGTCGGGAAGTCTTGGGCCGCAACGTAGAGACGCCCCAGAAGGCCGCGCTCTTGAAGCACGGACGCCAACACAGCCCGATTCTCACGGAGCGGCTCTAGCCCAAAGCGCTTGACCAGCTCACCCCGCAACCGGCCAATATCGTCGGACTGCATCAAAGCCAGTCGCGCCACCTTGGCGATTTCCTCAGCCTGAGCGCGCAACCGCCCATGCACCTGGGACATGTCGCCCATGGTCTTCGGGTCATCGATACCAGGGGTCGGAACCGGAACTTGATTCGGGATCAGGTATGTGGTCGGGGACTCCCCTTCGCGGGCCCACAACGCTTCCAGGTCCGGACGGATGTCCAGATTCTGCTTCGGAAGCGTGTCCATCGCCCGGTACTGTTCCTCGTCCACATCGAGCCAATCGAGGTCGGCCACAGACGAATCTTTCAGAAACCCACTTAGGTCCAAATCAGCCATGGCTCAGCCTTCCTGCTTGACGTAAGGCCCTTGGACTTCACGTTGGTAAACGTAATCGGGGCGCATATTATGAGTCTCTGAGTCCCATTTGATGTAGGGTTGCGCGCCTTGCTCGTAGCGATAGCCAAGGCCCGGTTGCACATCTTTCGAGAACTCGTAGTTGTTGGTCGGTTCCCCGGGGAGTTCTGAGTCCCCCCGGACCGAGTTCACAAGATTCGAGCCCTTGTCGCCCTGGTAGTAGTCAGAACGAGCCACCGGCGGCTCCCCATCGTTTGGAAGCTCTGCGGTGGCTTTCCAAGCGGCAGCCGTCTTGGGCATTGAGCTGCGACTCACCGAGATCTCAATGCTCGGGGTGGTGTCGCTCTCATCGTCGTGCCTGACGCCACCCGGATCGTAGGGCAACTCCGTATGCGGCCCGTACACGCCCTTGCCATCGGAATCGACGTTCCCGTAGCCGCCAGCACCTTGCCCGTGGGCATCATTGCCCTTGCCATACCCGATGCCAAAGTCATAGCCCTGTGTGGGCGTCGGCTCGGTGTTGGAATCAGGGACCATCGAGGTAGCGGACTTCTCGGACAGATCGTTGTCCCACTCCGACACGTAGTCGTACTCCCCGCCCCGACCACCGTCGTTCTTACTCCAGTTGTCGTGCATCGACTGGGGTTCTTGGGAGTTGTACGAACCAAACGGGCCTGTCTGATCCACGTCCCCACGATCCCGATGTTGAACGCGAGGGCCAGGAAGCGTTTCCACAGGCAGGGACGAGGCAAACCGACTCAGCACGCGATCAGCAATACTCAGCGATCCCAGAGTACGCCGATAGGACGCCTGCTTGGTCTGCATGTCCTGGACGGGCTGTGCAGTAGAATCCGGGTAATCCCCACCGTCGGGCAACTCCGATCCGGAAGCATCGTCGCCTTCAAGGTCAGCCTGCGGGCCCGACTTCTCAGCCTCCACAATGTCTTCCGGCTCATCATCGGAAGTTTCCCCTTCAGGGTCTTCCATGATGCGCTCTGCGTCCCCAACCAAGCGCTCGATGCCTTCAACGTCCGCCTTCTCTAGTTCGCCCAACTTCGGACGCCAGTGAGGGGCATGAAGCTCGTCGTGGATCGTGTCAGAGACCGCTGAGATCGCCTCAGCGGCATCATGCAGAGCAGTCCGAACATCCTTCACGGACATCACGTAACCGCGTCCGCCCACAAGCCCGTCCGGAGAGATGGTGGCCGACTTGAGCTTCACGAATTGACGGTGCGCCGTCATCACGTGTCCCAAACTGACGCTCAGAGCCCACAGCATCTTGGCCAGAGGCTTGATCGCCCTCGGGTCGTAATCGTAGTCCGATGGGATCGCACGCTTGAGATGGCCGCTCATCTCGTTGTCGATGGCCCCGCCTTTCGACGGCTTGGGCACCTCACCTGCAACACGCACATCCCCAGCAAGACCCGCAGTTTTCATTTGGGCCTCAAGTTGAGAACGCTCAGACGCCTGAACGTGGCGTGCCATGGCGGCTCGTGCTTTCTTGCGTGCTTCCACCGTGTTCAGCCTTTGATTGGTGCGCCGTTGTCATCAAACAAACGCTCAATGAAGTAGTTACCGTCCGCTTCCTTCTTGAGTGCCCACAGGTCTCGATCACTACGGTGAATCAACGTGTCCGAAGACAGCCTCACAAAACCACTCAAATCCCGGATGGACGCCACCTTGGTGCGTCCCGTGGGGTGCGGGTTGAGGATGTGAGCCTCACGTTGGAACAGAGCATCCAAACCCGAAGCGCCCGACATTTCCAACTGACTGAGATCGAAAGCCATCGCTGCTACCTCACGAGATGTTGAGAGTGACCAAAACGTCTAGAGTCATGTTCGAGCTGTAGCCCGTGATCCGAAGCGTCTCGGTATACGTACCAGGACCCATACCCGGCGTAGGCACCACAACTACGGTAACGGGTTGCCCGCCACCGCCGTTTAGTGAACCGTAGACCGGGGCCACACTCACGACCCAAGGCACGCCAACAAGTTTACGGATTTGGTAATCCAGAACGGAAGTTGGATCTCCCGAGTTCGTAAGCATGAATTGCTGCGACGGGATAGGCGGGAACGCCCCACTTAACGGTGCCGTAACGTTGAAGTTTAGGCTAGCCACCGAGGTAGTGATTACAGCCTTAGGCCGAACCACAACGGTAACCGGAATCACCTGTGGGCTGTTCGTGGCCTGAGGACCTTGCACGGTCAGTAACGCCGAGTAGGGGCTGCCCAAAGACAACAAGTTCAGGCTGTCCGCCGACACATCAAAACTACCCGACTCATTAGCAGCGAGCCCGCTCACACTCGCGGGAACCGAAAAGACGTAGGGAGCCGACGATGTGATCGAAGCACCGAGCAAGGATCCGAACAAACCGTTGTTCGTGATCTGAACCGACTGAGCCGCAGACACACCACGCCCCTCGTCCAACACGAAGGTCAGGGACATTGGGTTCAGCAAGATGCTCGGTGTGTACGACTGCTGGACTTCCGTGATGGAGTCCGCCATCGCTTGCACGACCTCACCCGGAATCGGAATGGTGTCGCGAAGGATCCCGTACGGCGTGATCACGTCTCGGATCTGTGTCGTAGGCAACGCCTGCGAGACATCCACGCGAGTCGTCCACTTCCAAGGCCCACTCAAGAGAGTGACCCGAAACTGGTAGTCCTGGAACTGTAGACGAGATGTGGACAAGGAAAGGCCCTCGTCTGATCCCATCTGATAAAAGAAAACTGCGGAATTCCGACGATCTAGGCCCCGACCCGCAGGGGCCTAGTCGCGGATCGGGGGTTCGGGCCGGGCCCTAGATGCAGCGATCGAGACCCCGGTTCTGCCATTGCGGCAGAGAGACGGCCCGCAGGATGTTGAAATTCTTGTCCGAGATGGACGAGAAGATCCTGTGGTAGGGCATGAAACGGTCGTCCTGCTCCGCTGCCGCCTTCAACACCTCGACCGCCTTGAAGAACCGATGGCGGACTCGACCTTGTGTCAAGCGCAGCTTGGTGGCCACCTCAGACTGGCACGTTGTCTGCCACATCCCCACCAAGATATCGATGTCAATAGGGTCAAAGATGGCCTTGAGGTCGTCCCGCAGGTCTTCTTCGGTCACGGTCGGGATCGACAGCAGGAACTTGATGCGCTGAATCCCACGATCCAGGCGATAGCTAATCGCCGCCTGGGTCACGTCAAAGATCTCGGCAATGTCCGCCTGGCGCTTCTTACGGACGTAGTAGAGGTAAATCAAGTCCGCCTCGCGATCGGGTATCCGATCCAGCAGGGGCATGATCCTAGACTCGTAATCCCCACTAGAGAACAACGCTGCCATCTCGGCATCGGGATCCTCGGGTACTTCCTCGTACTCATCAGGAGCTGCAAACCGATTCGCCAACTCCGCAGGATCCACCGGAATTACGTAGCCAGATGATGACATCGATTCGACTCCTAACGGTCCCCAACAAGGGCAACCGCACAGATTTCTGGGCTCACGAAATCGTGAGTTGCCGGGGGAAGAATGCCGCTAGAATGGGCTCGGGTTTGATCCCGAGGGCCACCAACCTAGCCTCTACTTCCTTCTGATTTGGATTCGATTCGATCTGGCGGAACTCAACATCCCGCAAGGTCATCAAGTCCACATTCAAGCGGACTTGCTTCTCGCTCTCCCTAAGGTTGGCGACTTGCGCCTTCCCCAGCCCAGCGAGATTCGACCCCAGTAGGGCTGTAACGGTGCCGTAGAGCTTGATTACTTTGGCCGCAGTTTTCAAGCCAAAGTTGGAAACGCCCGGAATATGGTCGGAGGTATCCCCACTCAGTGCCCTGATCTGCACCATAGACGTAGGAGGTACGCCGTACTCGGCTTCAACAAGCTCTGGGTCATACAACTTTTCCTTACCTGACCCCACAGCAGGACACAGTTGATGCGTGAATTCCGAGACGACTTGCAGCAAATCCCGATCGGTCGTGATCATGACATTGGGTTGGTCCGACAACGGACCCCGAACCAACGTCGCCATCACATCGTCCGCTTCTTCCTCCGGGTTGAACGCCTGCTGGACCCCCAACAAAGGTAGGGTTTCACGAAACCAAGACCACCCAAATGAGGGCGCACCTGATCTCGACACCCGGTTCCCCTTGTAGTCGGGGTACAGTGCCTTGCGCCTCTGAGAGGTCCCGTCCCAGCACACGTAGACGTTCGCTGACGGGAAACGCTTCCGGTACGCCCCCAAGCTCCGCAGGAAGCCCACGACAGCCCCCGTCGGTCTACCCTCTGAATCCGTGAGAGCACCTAGCCCTGGGGCCTCCATGCACCGGATGTAGAGCTGCGTACCGTCCACAACCAAGTTCACTGGAGAAGCCGAGGTATTTGTCATGCGTTGAACGTCCGCGTAAAGGGCCGCAATACGAGAGTGGGTGGACTCCAGGAACGTAGCTTCCCGATGCTTGGCCAATACCGGAGTCCAATCCGGAATAGGGGCATAGGCGGCAAGAAGTTGGTTCAGAAGCGACGTTCCAGTATAGAGGGCCTGGACCTCTTTCAGCTTCTTGAGCGCTGGAGCGAAGTCTAAAGATGAGTGGTAAGCTCGCACCCAACCATACGTTAGGCGACTCTGCGTAACCCAGGAGTCCAACCGAGAGAAACCACTGAAATTACTCAAAACTCCGCTCAAACGATGCACTGGCCAGTGCGCTATACTCTTGGCCGCAAGAGCCCACGCGGAGAGCTTCTCAAAGCGATCTCGATAGACCACATGCGGTGACTTGGTTTCCAAGTGCATGAATGCACGAGGGAGCGTCACCAGGCGATCCGTGGACCGTAGTTGAATGTGGACCACCACAGAGTCGTGCTCGGGGATTTCCTCCCGGACCACCGCCGAGATGTTCTTGTAGGGGCCGCTGGAGATCACCACGGTGTCTCCCACCTCGATCCCCTGGTCCACCTCAACTTTGATCTGGGACTTGAGCTTCGCGATCTGCTCCGAAGACACGGTAGCAAGCCGCTTTTCGCGCTTAATCCCAGTAGGTTGATACAACGCGCTCTGAACGTACTTCGTTTCGTTCAAGCGAGCGTAGTGGGTGTCCGGGTGCTTGTGCAGAATGAAGGCGTACCCATCAACAAGGTACTGGTACTCCCGGACGGGGCCGCGCTGCACCACCGACGCTGGGACAAAGACCTCAGCATCTCGAATGTGATGGCGGATAGAGGCCCGAACGACATCAGGGTCCTCCCCTTCCGCCTTCGAGGTCAACTCCAAGACCACCCATTGAAGATTGTCACTCATTCGCCTAAGTGGGTTACACTGCGCCCGTTATCTCGGCAACGCTGTGGGTGTTTTTTTGCGTAGCATCCGATCGAACGTCACCCGCCACTCGGTTGGAGTCATATCGCGGGGCACCTGCTTGGATCGGGAAGGTGCCCCGCTCTGTTGATTGTTGCGTTGACGGGGCATGGCACCGTTAACCAACGCTGCCTCAATGGCCGTTGGGGGTGTCGGGTCCGCATAGGAGTTCGGAACCAAGACAGCCTTCGCCACCTCGGGAGTCACGGAGCCGGGCATCGGCACGTCATGGTAGCCCGACGGGGCCTGAACCGGGACCGGGGCCTGCTGAGCCGGGACCGGGGCCTGTTGAACCTGTGAAATCGCAACACTGCCCGTGGCCGCCCCCATGAACACCACAGGCGGCTGAGCCCCCTCCGGTGGCAAATGCCCGGAAGTCTGCGAGAACACCACCACGTCTCGGGTCAGGCTCAACTTCGTTGTGTAGCGCGACCCAAGGAACCACCCTGCAAATCGCACCACATGCTGCCGGTACTTGGCGTAAACCTGCTCAGCCAGCGTCTTGTCGATGTACGAGAAATCCGCGAACATGCCGTTGGCCATGCGGTAGCTGTTCATCGCAGCCTCAGCAATACCCGCCGCCACATCCTCGGGCCCTGCTTCCTCGCAAGCTCGATCCACCAACTCGATGGCCTTCATAGGGTTGTCCAGATTCAACAAGATCTGGTAGTACAACGTGACAACCGACAGGTGCAGGTACTCCCGCACGCTATCGACGGTCACAGGCCCAAGCTGGGCGATCATCTCAAGCCCATTCAGAACGTCTCGAACGTGCCCCAGGGCATGATCGATGACGATGAGCACCGCGTCATCCTGGTACTCGACCTTCTCGGTCTCCAGGACCATCCTCATTCGCTTGAGGATGTCTTCGCGCGTAATCTTACGGATCGTGTACTCTTCGCAACGAGATCGGATAGCACCCCGGATCTTCTCAGCCTCCGTAGTGCAGAACATCCCGATCATTTTCTTGTCTTCGATCGGTTTGAGCAGCACATCCTGCGACGCGCTACTCATACGGTGCGCCTCGTCAAATAGGTAAATGCGCTTAGGGGCGTCAATCAAGACGTAAGGCAGCTCTTCGACGATAGCCCTAACATCGTCAATCGAGCATTTGCTAGCCGCATCCCGCTCACTGAACGCACCGGGCTGCTCGTTCAGGATCGCAAGGCAGTTCGTACACTTGTTACAGGGCTCAGGGTCGCTCTTGTCCATATCAAGACAAAGCATGGCCCTCGCGTGGATTCGGCTAAGCGTGGTTTTACCCCGCCCGAACCCACCCGCGAAGATGTAGCTGGTGTCAAAAGCAGTGCCGTTCCTGATCCGAGACTTCAGGAGTTGAACGTTACCTTCTTGACCCAGGACATCGGCATACCGAAGTGGCCTGTACCTAACGTCCCACACGGATCACGTACCGTTCTGTTGCACCACGGAATCGGCAACCTCTTGCACCCGAGCCTCGATGTTCAGACGCTGGGCCACTTCCACCAGACCCACCAACTCGTCATTCCACGCGCCGTGACGGTTCAAAATGCTGGTGAACTCATTCACGTCCGGTGAACGCATCGACCACTTCATCTCGCCGGTTTCCTCGTCTTCTTCGCCGTAGCAGCTCTCCAGGAGGTGATCCACCAAGGCTTGGCGCTGCCGATCAGTAGCAGGGTCCCAGCACTCCAGAGCGACCTCAACCAAGAAGTCCTTTGCCAACAGAAACTCAAGCGCACCCGTTATCCGACGGGCCTTACCCCAAACCGGACGGCCGTTCTTCTTGGACGCCTTGTCCACGTAGATGTATTGAATCCGAGCCGTCGCCAACTCCGAGTGGTAAGTCGGCAGCAAGCGCTTGGCAATTTCCTCAACACTGTCAGCAGCACCATAAAGTTTGGGCATCGCGCAGATCTCCTTACGAAAAGATGTCGTCTTTGGCCACCACCGACCGGATGAACGGGACCAGTTGAGCGTCACCCCAAGCTTCCCAAAGGTCGCCTGGGTCCTTAACCCCTTTGCCGTTCACCCTTGGGTAGACCACCGTATACACCTGAAAAGTGCCACCGTGCTCCCGAGCGAAATCTTCGCAACCTTTACGCCCAGGCTCGTCCATGTCGTACCCCACCCAAACGCGGGTCACGAGACGCCGCAAAACCCGAATCGTCTGCGGTGCCGTACGGGCGGTCAAAGTCGCAACAACCCCAGGAATTGCCCGTTGAATCGGGAAAAGGTCGAACGCCCCCTCAACCAGATACACGGTACCGGACGCCCACATAGCCGAAATGGCCTGATGGAGCCCGAACAGACATGCCTCCCGGCGGTCCAGGAAGTAATCCGAGTACCCACCCCGCTCCCGATCTACGTGGCGGAGCTGAAAACCCCTGATCTCACCCAGAGTCGTGGTCAGCGGGAGCAGGAAGGTATCCTCCAGCTTGTCGCCGCTCATGGCCCAGCGCACGAAATGCTCAGGAAGCCCTTCCGGAAGGGTTCGGTTCAAGTACCCGACCTGATACATGTTGATCTGTTCATCCGAGACCCCGCGACCCCACAACGCCTCACGTTCACGAGGGGTCACCTGCGTTGCCGCGAACTCCGCTAAAGCCTGGGGCCAGTTCATGGCACCACCGCCACAAAGGTCATGTTTACCCGTTGGGCTAAAATCCCGACATGATCTCCAATCCTAGTGTGCAGCCCAGCAAGATGCGGAGAAGCCACGACCAAGGCAGTCCCCTCGGGCAAGCCAATCAGCATCGGGAGCACCCCAGCAGGCGGCTCAAAGTCAGAGGAACTCGCGGGGAGCAGGACCAGCTTGGGGGGCGTACCGAAGCTCTGCATGCGCTCCAGAGCGTCAGGAATGCTCGATGTAACGTTGGTCCAATTCTCATGGGCAGCCGTCTCTACGAGAACCCGATGGAATTCGCGCAGCAAAGCCTCCTCTTGAGCCAAACCGCACTCCGAGAAGCCGAATCTAGCCTGTCTGTGCAACGACACCCTGGTCCGTAAGAACGTGCCCCGCATGTTGGTGGCCAAAAGCGGTTCGATGTCGTCTTCCCCAACATCGATCTCAGAGAAGGCAGGCACGGCAAAACCCACCTGCCCTGCCCGAGGTCGGTGCCGTTCGGTCACAAAGACGTGCGACAGCAAAGAGAGCACGTCACGCCCCCGGCGGTAGCTCGGGTGGGACCACCTTGATCAGAGCATCAGGACGGATCCGAAGAAACCGGAACCACAACGCCTTCCACCAAGGAAGCTGGGGCATCGTCTCAGACCCGAGGGCCCAAAGCAGACCGTAGACCTCCGGCAAGTTCTTCTCGACCCACCGCAGGTCTTGCAGTTGAGCGTGGAAGCTGTTCTCCACTACCTCTCGGTTGCTCGTAGGATCCGTGTAGTAAGGGCAGCGCTGGGCGTCGATGGGATCTTCACAGATCGTGCCGTTCCATTGCGTCGGGTCTTCGACCCCCAGCATGCACAAACCGATCACAGGCAGCTTAACCGGGCGGTCAACCCGGTTGTAGTCCGGGTTAGGTTCACCTTCGATTTCCTTGCGGACATCCAAAGGCTGCCGGTGGTTGTGGAGGCATTGCTGTGGGAGGCGTGTCTTGGCTGCCTCAACGCGCCGATCTAGTTCCACCGTTAGAAGGTAGCGGATACGATCCTGGATTTCCGTTTCAGACCGCATGGGCATGAGTTACCTCTCGTTGCAGACGTAAATGACGTGTGCCGTCCTCTGCAACGACTTCAGTGCCCTTGTAGCCGACAGTGGCGTGATCAAGAAAGGATTGCTTGTGGGTCACGAGAAGAATCGAGATCCCTGTCTTCATCGCCAGTTGCCGCAGAAAGAGCCCGGTTTGGTCGATGTACTCGTCCGAGACAGCCGCTAGCGTTTCGTCCAAAGCCAACAGCGGCCACTTCTTGAGCCTACGCAAAGCCAGCACCTTCAAGATCAACGACGCGATACTCGTTGGACCCCCGCCGAACGCTTCCATAGGGTGCCCCTTGATGGGCAGCCGTTGGTTGTCCTGCCGTAGGCAGAAGTCAATGGCAATCTTGTTGTAACGTTGCGAGACCTCGGCCTCGAACGACAAGTCCTGATCCACGAAGATCGTCTTCAAACCCTCGGTGACAACCCCCTCAATGGACTTCACATGGTCCAGCACGAGGCGATCCATGAGTGCCCGAAACAGCTCACCAACTTTGGCGAGCGTGTCCAGTTTAGCGGACAAGGCGTCCACTTCCTGCGTACGCAGATCCAACTCGCGCTGAATTTGCGTACGCAGGGCCTGGCAACCAGAGGCTTGTTCCCGTAAGGCTTTGACCCTCAGTCGATGCCCGGCGCGAAGCGCGTCACTTTGCATACGTGGAACCCCTCAGGAATGGCCGCAACCATGCCCATGAACGTGCCTTCCTCGTTTACGAGGAACTCATCGATGGAGCGGAACATGTAGAGATCCTTCGGGCGCTTCGCCTTAGCGTCAGCGGGAATGATCTTGATGCGGAACTCCAGCTTCTCGCTCTTGATCCCCTCGAACAGGTGGATCAGGTGGTCCACATTAGCCGGGGCCACCACCTCAGAGTCCACCTTCAACTCGCCCTTCTCGCCCGCTACGGGCAAGCTCGTCACCGCATTGGTGTCGCCCAAGCTGGAGAACTTGAACGTGGTGTCCGACGGATCGAAGTGCAGACGAATCTTGGTCTTCTTCTTAGGCAGCTCCGCACGCATGTACTGGAGCTGGTAGAGCATGGCCTTGGCATCCACGTGAGCCACCACCTCATCGGACTTCGCCAGATACGCGAAGCTCTTGTACATGCTGTCATGGTGCGGCCAACCAAACACATCATCATTTGAGTTGATGATGTACGTGTTCTTGGCCGTCGGGTAAACCGTCACGGCCCCCAACGACTTCGAGAGGAATGCCTCAATCAGAGGTAGATGCTGAGCCGGAGCCGAAAGATCCTGACCAAAGAACGCCGTGCTGTAGAAGTAGCACGCCTCAGTCCCGTTGGACGCGAACATGTAGTTGTTCGCCTTCTTGGCCAGCTCCGGATCCGCCTCACCGAAAATCCGGATGGTCTTGTTCGCCTCATCGGACACCGGATCATTAGGCTTAGCCATGAAAGACTTGGCCATCCCCAACGCGGTCAAGAGGATCTTGATACTGTACCGCTTGGGCTTCTCGACCGCCGCCTGAGCCGCCACCACGTCCTTCTCGAAAGAGTGCATCTGACGCGGGTCGAAGGACACGTGTTCCGAGACACCCGACCCACCGTGCGTGTACTTCACCTTGAAGGCTTCGCCTTCCGACGTGGCCGTCATCGAAATGACACCCTTGACGTACGCGAAGGCATCCACGTGATCCGCCGGGTACATGAACGGGCCTTCGCCCTCCACGTCGGTGACCTTGAACGAAGCCCGAACCTCATGTCCGCTGTTCTTCGAGTAGATGCAGCACTTGTCACCCTGCACCACGAACAGGTAACCGCCGCCACCAGTCGGGGTCACCTGGGGGGACACAATCTTGACGACCCCCAACGCTGCGTTCAACTCAGCCGAATCGACCTTAAATTTGATTTCCATGCGATGTAGCCCTCTTGGATGTCACTTTTGTTGAAACGCCGAAAGGGCGTTCTCGACCTCGGTTAGTTCGCCCTCCAATTTCGTGATCATGGCTTCCAGCTCTTGCTTCGCCCGATCCCGTTCCTGGGTGATCTTCTTGGGGTCGTACCCAGCTTCCTTGATCTCCTGCACGATGGCAGCAAGCTCTTCCTTCTTGGCTTGGAGCTGACCCGCTAACCCAGCCTTCTTCTGCACAACGGCATTGTGACGCCGCTGCAAATCGTCAATTCTACTCTTGATGTCGTCGGACATGTCCACCTCGTGCTGTGCCCAAAGGCCAAGTAGGCCTAGAAGCTGACTCCGCCGTCCTCTACACCACGCTGACTCGCCTCTGCGATTTCAGCTTTGGTACCGTCAGCCATAGCCCGCGTACCCTCAGGGCAAAGAGGCAGATACCCGCACAGCCTGCAATCCGCCCCCGGTTTCGCCAAGAACACAGCCCCAGGCTTGGCCTTCGGGCCAAGCTGCACCAACGTCTGCTTGGCGATCTCGATCTCCTTGATGGTGGTCAAAACCGCCTTCTTGAGAGCCTCCAGCTCCGGAACCGTGACCGTGCTCCAGGCCATGCTTTCTTCGGGCTTATACCGCCAGAACAAGAAGCCGAGACGAGCAGGGACCTCTCCGAACTTGAGCCAGTACAGCATGGCGTACCACCGAAGCTGTCGATGGTTCGTGTACTTGCCGCCCCACCTGGACCCCTTACCGTCCACGATCACAAGATCCCCGTGGGGCTCAATCCGACGCATCACGAAGTCCGCCCTACCACCAACCCGATGCCCCTCGATATCGGTATCGAGCACCATCTCGGCTTGAGCGCCGTTACCCAACAAACGGTGGTGCTTGATGCTCTTTAGACCCCACGGGATCGTCTCTCGTACTTCGTGCTCAATCTCGGCCAACGAACGAGTGCCTTCCTTTAGCCCAGGCTCTTTCCAGTTCAGGACCCCACCCTTCCTGATCTCGTCGTCCACGACACGCTTTAGCGTCGGCTGCACGAGAGCCAGCAAGTTCGCCAAAGGGTCGCCCTTCCAGAGCTGATCTCTATAGAAGGCTTCAAAAATCTTACCCACCACATCCCCGTAGAGCATATGCACGCGGTTGTCCGGTTCCGGCAACGGCGTCTTGTCCACGTACTTGTGGTAGTAGCTACGAGGGCAATCCGAAAAAACCTTGTCCGCTGAGTATGAGATGTACATCAACCTACGCCCCGGGCTTGTTCCAAATAGCGAAGCGCTAGGTCACGGACCTCAGTCGCAAACTCTAGGGTCTTGATATTACCCTCGATGGTCTCCGTGGGGTCAAACACAGCGTCCTCTTGCAACCGTTCAACAAACGCATCGATGCTACGGTTCTCGCTCTCAACCCGTTCCTTCTTCTCAAAATCGAACACGTCCTCAGCCGGAGCCACGATGAGCGGCAACGTCCGAAAGCGAGCCACCCCAGGCTCGAACTCCAGCAACGACACCTGCGGAGTTCGGGTCGTGTTCTCATGAATCAAGGCCCCACGTGACACGGCCCCCTGATTCACGAACTGCTTACCCTGGATCTCAACGATACCTTGATCGCGGTGCCAGTGCCCAAAGCACCAAGCGTCAGGCCCATCGGGCGTCACAAGATCCGCGTACCGGAACACAGGCTCCCCAAAGAAGTCCTCAACCTTCGCCGGTGGGGACTCGGAAGCCAGGGCGTGGACGATAGCCACCAAGAAGTCGTCTCCAGGCTTCTTCTGGATCGATCGGAGTTCCTCAAGAGTCCGCTTGGGGCTGTAGGGGACCCCGACAACGCGCACCTGAAGTCCGCCATCCGTAAAGACCGCCTCACGCAGGTGTTGGAACACCCCGCAGGCGTATAGCACCCCTAGCGGTTGCCGGTCGATGCTCTCAAGATTGTTGTACGCGAGGTCATGATTGCCCTCAACGCAGTAGGTCGGGCAACGATACGCCTTGTGTACCTCAGCCGTACGGAAGATCGAAGCGTGACTGTTGCGACCTGCCGCCTTGAGGTGAAAGTAGTCCCCGCCGTCCAGCACTGCGGTTGTCCCGTGCTCAACCGTCATGCGACCGATCTGCTCCAAGTTGGACCAGATTTCTTCGGGGTAGTCCCCCTTCCAAGACACCGGACTCTTGTCCGCGACATGGGTATCCGTACGAAAGATGAACGAGACGCGGGGCATTAGACCTCACCGTGCTGATGCTCAGCCGTGAATTCGCGGTTGCAGGTTGAGCAGACACCAAGGTCAAGGAACTCTTTCAAGATCTCCGCTTCGGCTTGAGTCACCTCATCAAGGGCCGCCTTGGTCCGCATCATGTCCTGGGACACGGTTTGCAGCTTCTCTGACCACCCTCTAAACCGCAGGTACGCATCCCGGGCCACCACGATAGGCTCTAGAGCGGGGACAGCCTCTGGGACCCCCTTGGCCCTATTGAAGAACTCCCGAAGCCCCTCAACCTTGACGGCCCACTGCACCAGGTTGAGGTACCCGGTGCCCAGTGCCTCGAAGCCTTCGATGCTTGGCGGCAGGATCTTCTCCACCCCGACCAGACCTGCCACCGCCGTCTCTTTGTCGCTCAGACCAGCAGCCAGAGCCCCAAGCGTCACAAACTTGGAGCCGCCCTGCACCACCGGCTGGACCTCAGGAGGGCTGATCTTCTCTACCGGCGAAAGAGCTGCGACCGACGCCAAGCTACCCTGTAAGCTCGTATCAAAAGCTCGCAGGGTCGCGAGTCTAGAGCCCCCCTGCACTACCGGATCAATCTCCGGCACCAGCACAGACCCGATCTGCTCCAAACCCTTGATTCGCCGGGCCACGCCATAAGCGGACTCCACGAAGTTCTCCAACTTCGCCAGACGCTGTGCAACGGCCTCCGTTAAAATGTCGGTTTCCTCGACAGAGATCACTCGGATCAACACGTCATCGAAACCGTCATAGCGAGCCACAGCAGTCTGCAACTCCAAGACATCCTTCTGCCGAACCTTACGAGTAGCCGCCGCCTCTTTACGGTCCTTCTCAGCCAACCGAGAGGCCACGTTGATCTCGTCGAGCTTGGCCACATCGGACAGCACATCCGCCACAACGGTGCCCGACTTGTCCAAGATAAAGATCGGGTGGAACTGATCCGAGACTTGAAGCAGCTCCTTATCGTCTCCGACCTTCACTAACGAGAAGCCGTCCGCCAGGAAGTCGGGGGTGCCACGGCCAACAACCGTGTGCTCAACCTCATTGTGGACGTAATGGTTGACAGTATCCCCCTTCTCCCAGAGCAGATTGAAGCCGTCCGCTACGATCTGCACGGAACAGAAGCACTTGCAGGACTTCGCACCCTTGGTGCCCCGTGGGCAGTCCACCCCGTGGCGGACGTAGCTATCGGCAGGAGCGCCCGTCAGTGCGGCCTTAACAGCACGCACGACGGCACTCTTACCGATATTGCTACGTCCAACCAGAGCCGAAAAGCCGTCTACTTCGACAACCTCGTGAGCTATGGATTGAAAGTTCTTGATCTCAATCCGCACCATGGGGTTCAGCTAGCTTCCGCTTCGGTGCCAGCCGCTTCCGCCTCGGGGGCCGGTTCGACATCGGTCAGGAGTTCTTCTTCCGCAGCCTCATCAGCAGGGACATCCGTACCGTCACTACCGTCCAGGTCCAGCCCTTCGAGCAAGTCATCTTCCTCGGTCGGCTCATCCCCAGCGTCCACCGCAGCAGCATTCACGGCCGCCGCCAACTTCATGCGAAGCGCCTCAAACACCGGCGGGTTCTCGATCAAGAACTTGCGGAACTTGTCCTTACCCTGGAAGCGCTGTGAACCCACCGTGTAGAAGGCCCCCTCACGCTTGATGACCTTCTGAGCCACGCCTGTCTCGATGATCGAGAAGTAGTCGTCGATGCCCGTGCCGTACCGAATGAACATGCTGGTCGAGTGACCCTGCTTGGAATCGATCTTGGACTTGACGACCTTCACATCGGTCACGTTGCCGTACGGGAAACGCCGGGTCTTACCCGTCATCGGATCCTTGCGCTCGATGATCTCAGACTTGATCCTAGCCGTACGCAAACGAAGGTAGGCGTAGAACTTGATCGCCTTGCCGCCGCTCGTGTTGTCATCACCACCACCGTGATGCCCGCCTCCCGTGGAGATCAGCGCACGAGTCTGGTTGATCAGGACGAGCGCAGTACCAAGCCGACTCGGATCCGATTTCGTCTTGTCCCCAGGAAGCAGCGGGTACTTCTGAAGCCACATCGCGAACTTCGGCAGAGACGCTGAGAACTGCCGGGCCACGGCACCGATCTTCGCGGCATCCTCAAAGCCCTTCTCCAGCTCGTCCTTAGGCACCATGGCCGCCACCGAGTCCACCCCGATGATGTCGATGCCGCCTAAGATACCGAGACGCATCATGGTGAAGCCCTGCTCCATGGTCTCGGGCTGAATGACCGTCAACTTCTCAGGGTCATAGGACAACCCGAGCTTCTTGGCGTAGTGGTGATCAAGGCTGTGTTCAAAGTCGATGAACATCGCGGTGCCCCCGGCCTTCTGAGCCTGCACCATGGACGAGATGAGCAGCGTGGTCTTACCGCTCGACTCACCCCCGTATAGCTCCGTGATTCGGCGACGCGGAAACCCGGGGCAAATGAGCCCTTTACCGTCGGCTGTCGGAGTCCCGCCAATCAGCATGTCCACCGGAAACGATCCCGTGGAAACGCAGGGGTGTGATGTGGCACCCGGCAACAAGGCCTTCTGCCCTGTGTGCTTCGTGATTGCGGCACGAACCATGTTCATCATCGCCGCGTTGCCACTCACCGCTTTCTTAGCCGTCTTCTTTTCAGCCGCCATAACGCCTCATTTCGGTAACAGGGAGAACCTGAAAAATCTTTGGTTTTCTTTGAACGCCGCCCCGCGATACACGGTCTGGCCTTCTCGTTTGCCTCGCGTGAAGGTGTGAACCTTAGCGAAAGCCTTGTACTCAGATGGGGTTAGATCCGCCTCTTGAAGGTCGCCTCGCAGGAACATCCAGAACCGAGCTGTGGCCCTAGCGACGTGGTACGCATCCGCCTCATCCGAACTCCAGCGGGCAATCCCTGTGTCCGCCTTGGCCACCTCGATCATGTCCGACTTGAACATCTTGCCTTTACGAAGGTTGGGATCCTCCTTGGCCAGCATCTTCACAGTGACAGGATCGAAGTACACCACGTCCTTACGCCGAGACCAGATGGCCTCGTTGACCATGGTGAACAAGGCGTAAGCCCCGGGCGTCCACTGCTCACCGAACGCTGGGGATTCAACCCCCACAGCTTCGATCAGCAAATAGCGGTCCAGCAACACCTTGAGTTCTTCACGCAACTCAACGTAGCGCTCGACCCAGATGGTCTTAGGTGACGTAGACCATCTACCCCGAGCGAACACACGAGCAGAGCCCGTAACGTTCGAGTTGTGAATCACCCAACCGAAGCCGGTGATGGACGGATCAAGACCTAGAGTGATCATAGACCTCGCCTTAGCGAGAAGGGGCAGAGGGCGTTCAAACCCCCTGCCCCTTTCAGATCACACAGAGTCGAGCATGTCCTGGAAGTTGTCCGCCGACACATCCGAACTCGCCGGGCCCGTGAGGCCGAGCTTGGCTCGAAGCTGATCCGTGGTCATCTCACGGAAGGGCATGAGCTTGTCGTACATGTTGACGGCTGCCGCCAACACGAGCGCTCTGATCGTGTCGTTCTTCTGCCAGATCGCGGGACCCGCAGCAGACGCCTCGATGTTGTGGAACTTCGGCTCCTTGCACTCCAGCTTGATGTCTTGCGACGCCAAGCTCAGGCCGTTCTCACGCAGCGAGTCGTTCTGCTTCCAGATGTTCTCGTAGGTCTTGTTGCCGAAGCGCCACGGCAGAAGCTTGAGCTTGTTCTGCTTGACCTGCGCCGCGAACGCTTCCTTGTTCAGGTTGCCTTCGGTGTCCGTGGGGTAGACGAGGAACAACGTCGTGAAGTAGGGCTTTGCCTCCGGCAAAGTCTTCCACACGGCGTCGGCTTCGGGACCATCCTTACCAAGACGCGAGAGCGCGAAGCCCAAGCCTTCCTTGTAGTGGGCCTTCATCGCCTTGAAGTGGGCCTTGCTCACGTCGAGCTTGTCCGTGGCCGTCAAAGCATCAAGGCTCTTGCCCAGCGCCTCAGCGCGCTTGGTGAGAGCCGCCTTGGCAACCTCAGCCTCTTCCTCACGGGTCAGCTTCTTGTTGGCTCGCTTCGCAGCCTTGCGAGCGTCACTGACAGCGTTCGCATCGTACGTGTGGAAGAAGACGAATGCACCACGGAGGATCTGCCCCTTCGTGGTCATCTTCAACCAGTCCTGGTTGGACCCTCCGACGTTCTTCTCATCTACATCCAGAGATACGTCGTTGTCGAAATCGTAATCGTAGTCGTCTGCCATGGTTCTATCCTTGTATGGGCCACCCCAACAACAAAAAGCCAGTTAGGCGGGATGTTGGGAAACGGCGTTTAGACCAACGACAGACCCTGATTTGACGGTGCCGTAAGCTAGGCTTTTGGCTGAGTCACTCAGGGTCTGTCAAAGGGCCTGTACACCACGCCCCACAAGGAAATTCAGAGGCCGTCCAGTATCGAGAGAAAATCGTCCGACTCGGATGACGATTCAGCAGCAGCCAGGACCTCATTTTTTGGTTGCTCTACCACTGCTTGTGGTGAGCTGGGCACGGATCCCTCAAGAAACCGAAGCATGTCGTCCGCAGGTTTCGTTGAAGCCGCGATGGGAGATGCTGCGGGCGCAACGGGCGCACTTGCCTCAGCAACCTTTTCTTGAACAACCTGCGGGTTTTCGAGATCAGGTTCAGAAGCAATCACCACGGCCGCAGGTTCCTCGACACTCGCGGGATCAGGTTCAGAGATCAAATCCTCAAGATCAGCAGCGCTAAGTTCTTCGTCAAACGCCAACCCATTGTCCTCGCGGAGCTGTCCCTTGAAAGCTCTCTCGTCACCGTAGAAGGCCCCGGTGGACAGCTCAGTCTGCATGAGCCGCCGCTGATCCTTGATGGCCGTCATCGTCGCGTGTAACTCGCGATTGCGGTAAGCAACGAGCTTGCTCACTGCCTCCAACGAGTGCATGCGATCCTTGAGTTCGTTCATACGAACCCGCTGGTCCCGAAGGATGAAGCCCACGGTAGCCTTGCGATCCTCAATGCTCGCAAGAGCCTTGACCCTAGAATCGTTAGACAACAGGTTGTCGTATTCGAGGGCGTAAACCGCTTCCAGTCGCCGCAACTCACCACTGACCGAGAGCTTCTCGCGGTTCAACTCGGACACCACAAGGCTCACCTTGTTCAGGTGCCCCCGGCAGGTCGCGATGATGTCTTGGAAATACTGAGGGCCGAGCATCCCTGGCTCATTCGCCAGTTCCAGCACGTACCCATCCATTTCCTTGAAGATCTCGTCTACCCGCTGTTCCGTGAGCATGGGGGTAGCTACACCACTGGATAGTCCTTCAATGGGCAGGGCTTTACATGGACCCGGCTGAAAGCATCACGGCCCGCTACCTACTCACCGATCGGGTAGCGGCCCGCTTTGCCCGTGCTCAAGACGACGAAGCCGCCTTGGATGCCTTGGCCGACCACTGGGCCGATGTCTTCCTCGATGAGCTAGCGAGCACTGCCAGGATTGACGAAAAATCCGTAGCTCAGGTGCTACACGCCAAGGGCATCTCTGCCGACGACATCAACAGCGTGGCCCCAGAAGGTACCAAGGAAGCAGGTTTCGGCACCCCGGTTCGAGTTCTCGGTGGCCTGATCATGCGCGGGCTCTGGCACATGTTGGTCCACCCCTTCTTGGCCATCGGCAAGATGTTTGTGTCCCCGGCCTTTCGTAACGAGGTCAAGACCTCATTCAAGCGAGCCC